TCTTCAGAAGATGAGATTAATCCACCAAAGACAGATGATGAGCAATCTGGCGAAGATGAAGATGGTGCATTCGCATCAGGACCAGATGATGACCAAGTTAGAATGAGACATCTAGCAGGTGTTGATGATTTTTAAAAATATGTCATTTTCTAGTTGACAAATACACATCAATTGTGTTATAATAAAGGGAGTTAAGTGCTTCCTTTTTTATGGTTTAAATTATTTTCACTACAATCTTGAAGTTAAGAAAACTCACAAAAAGGAGCATTTAACTCTTGACTTTTGAAAAAAAGATAAGTATAATAGTATCATTAGTAATTTAAATGATACATTTAGGCTAATATAACTAATATACAAAATAACTAATAACGGCTAATATAGGAGAAAACTATGGCTACACTAGCAGAAATACGTGCGAAACTACTCGCACAAGACAACAAAGCATCAGAGAACTCACAGGCAAATCGTGGTTCAGATGCTGTCTACACTTTCTGGAATATGGATAACGACAATACAGCAGTATTGAGATTCCTTCCAGATGCAGACCCCACAAACACATTCTTTTGGAAAGAACGACAAGTTGTAAAACTTCCGTTTCCAGGTGTTAAGGGTGGAGATGAACAAAAACGAGTAATCGTTCAAGTTCCTTGTGTTGAAATGTGGGGAGAACCATGCCCAATTCACGCAGAGATTCGTCCTTGGTTCAAAGATCCAGCAATGGAAGATATGGGTCGTACATATTGGAAGAAACGTTCTTACGTTTTTCAAGGATTAGTTGTTACCGATCCAATTGGTGGTGAACAACCAGAAAATCCAGTACGTAGATTTATTATCGGACCACAAATCTTTAAGTTGTTAAAAGCGGCTTTGATGGACCCAGATATGGATAATCTACCAACAGACTATGAACAAGGAACTGACTTTCGTCTTACTAAGACTCAAAAAGGACAATTTGCTGACTATTCAACTTCAAGTTGGTCACGCAAAGAACGTTCATTGAATGAAGAAGAACGTGCGATAGTTGAAACGCATGGTCTTTTTGACTTGAATGAGTTCATGCCAAAACGTCCAACGGAAGATGATATGCAAGTAATCAAGGAGATGTTTGAAGCATCTGTTGATGGTGAATTATACGACCCTGTAAAATGGGGACAGTATTATAAACCTTATGGATTAGATGTTCCTATGGGTACTAAAACTGCAACTGCAACTCCAACTGCTCCAAAAGTAGAAGAAGTTAAAGTAAAAGCAGAACCTGTTGCGGAAACACCAACTCCGACACCGACTCCAGCACCAGTAGTAGCAGAAACTACAACTGATGCTCCGAAGGCCGATGCGGCAGATATCTTAGCAATGATTCGAAGCAGAAAAACTGACTAAGAACCAACATGAGTGTGGGGAGTAAATCTCCCCATACTTTACAATATATTAGGAGAAAAATATGGCAAGAGCCTTCGATGCGAGTAAATTTCGCAAATCTATAACGAAATCTGTTCCTGGTATGAGTGTTGGTTTTAGAGACCCAGACACTTGGATATCAACAGGAAATTATACATTAAACAAACTTATTAGTGGTGACTTTCATAAAGGTGTACCACTGGGCAAAGTAACAGTCTTTGCTGGCGAGAGTGGAGCAGGAAAATCATTTGTAGCGGCAGGTAATATTGTTAAAGCCGCACAAGACCAAGACATATTTGTAGTATTAATCGATAGTGAAAACGCACTAGATGAGGCATGGTTACATGCCCTTGATGTAGATACTACACCAGAAAAATTATTAAAATTAAGTGTATCAATGATTGATGATGTTGCTAAAATCATTTCAGACTTTATGAAAGGGTACAGAGATGACCACGGAGATACACCAGACGCAGACCGTCCAAAAGTATTATTTGTCATTGATAGTTTAGGAATGATGATGACCCCAACCGATGTTGACCAGTTCAATCGTGGCGATATGAAAGGTGATATGGGTCGTAAACCAAAAGCCTTAGCGGCACTAGTAAGAAATAGTGTTAATATGTTTGGACAATATAATATAGGTATGGTAGCAACTAATCATACATACGCATCACAAGATATGTTCGACCCAGATGATAAAATATCAGGTGGTCAAGGATTTATCTACGCATCTTCAATTGTGGTAGCAATGAAGAAACTTAAGTTAAAAGTAGATGCTGATGGTAATAAAACATCTCAAGTGCATGGTATTAGAGCGGCGTGTAAAGTAATGAAAACTCGTTACTCAAAACCATTCGAAGGAGTTCAAGTAGAGATTCCTTATGAAACAGGAATGAATCCATATAGTGGATTGGTTGAGTTTTTTGAGGCAAAAGGGTTACTAGTAAAACAAGGTAACCGATTGAAATATAACACAAAATCAGGTGAAGAGATGATTGAATTCCGTAAGAATTGGACACCAGAAAAACTTGATATCATTATGAATGATTGGGAAGATGATAATCTTGAAGATGAAAAACATGGATTAGAACAACAAGAATCTGAAACAGTATAAAATGTCAATATATATAAATACATCGCTTATGAATATTAGATATTGAGGAGACTTTTTTGGAAACAGAATCACTTTACGAATTGTGGGAAAATATGCTTCCCTACATTCCAGGCAAAGATAGAATAGAAGCAGGAGAGATATTTATTAAACAGTGTGATGATTTAGGAATGAGTATTGAAGATATTGATTTACTAATTGATGGCGATGCGGTATTAGAAGTTGCACTAGATAGATATTTTGAAGACGATGATGATTATGAAGATGAAGACGATGATTGGGACTAATGAATTGGTATAGCAAAATAGTAAAAGATTGGAGTGAAATTCCAAATTGTATTCAATTTTTTGAAAATGAAATCACGGAAGCAAGAAAAGAAGTAAAAATACACGGAAACATTGAGAAAAATTCTACTAGACTTCCTGCGTATGTTGAGTTGCGTTTCGGCCAATTACAAGAGATAGAAGCAATATTAGAACATCTAAATATTCAGTTACGCAAAAAGAGAAGTGAATACTTGAGAAAGTATTTAGAAAACTATAACAAAGTTTTAAGTAGCAGAGATGCTGAGAAATACGCAGACGGCGAAGATGAAATTGTTGCGATTGGGGAATTGATAAACCAAGTGGCACTGGTGAGAAATCAATACTTAGGAATAACAAAAGGATTCGAAATTAAACACTTCCAACTGACAAATATTATTAAATTACGTGTTGCAGGGATGGAAGATTCAGAAATTACTACATATTAGGGACCTAGAGGACAATGACTGATATTTATATAGTTAAACGAAACGGAGAAAAAGAAGACTTAAATTTAGAAAAAATGCACAAAGTTGTGATGTTTGCTTGTAAAGATATAGCAGGAGTATCAGCAAGTGAAGTTGAATTAAAATCTCATATTCAATTTTACAATGAAATGACAACTGAAGAAATACAAGAAACACTTATCAAAGCCGCGGCGGAATTAATATCAGAAGATACTCCCAACTATCAATGGGCCGCAGGCAATTTAATCAATTATCATATTAGAAAAGAAGTATATGGAGCATTTACTCCATGTCATGTATTTGAATTGGTCAATCAGAATGTTAAATCTGGATTTTATGATAAAGCATTATTAGAAGACTATTCAGAAGAAGAATGGGAAAAGATTAATGGTTTCATTAGACATGATAGAGATTTTGATATCACTTATGTTGGAATGGAACAATTTCGAGGAAAATATTTAGTTCAGAACAGAGTTACACATAAGATATACGAAACTCCACAAATGGCATATGTTCTAATTGCGGCAACATTATTCAGCAAATATCCAGAAGAAGAAAGATTAAAGTGGGTTAAAGATTATTATGATGCTATTAGCACTTTTGATATCTCATTGCCAACGCCTGTTATGGCAGGAGTTCGCACACCACAAAGACAATTCAGTAGTTGTGTATTGATTGAAACAGACGATAGTTTAGACTCAATCAACGCAACATCTAGTTCAATTGTCAAATATGTCTCACAGAAAGCAGGAATTGGGGTCGGTGCGGGCAGTATCCGTGCTATAAACTCACCAATTCGTAACGGTGACGCATCACATACAGGTGTTATTCCGTTCTATAAGATGTTTCAAGCGGCAGTTAAGTCATGTTCACAAGGTGGTGTTCGTGGTGGAGCGGCAACATTATACTATCCTGTTTGGCATTATGAAGTAGAAGACTTACTTGTATTGAAAAACAACAAAGGCACAGAAGATAATCGGGTTAGACATATGGATTATGGTGTTCAGTTCAATAAATTGATGTACGAACGTCTAATGACAGGTGGAGACATTACATTGTTCTCACCACAGGATGTTCCGGGTCTATATGACGCATTTTTTAATGACCAAGAGAAGTTTAAAGAATTATATGAAAAAGCAGAACGCAAAACGTCTCTTCGCAAGAAAACAGTGCCTGCTATTGACTTATTTTCGTCATTTATGACTGAACGTAAGAATACGGGTCGTATATATCTAATGAATGTTGACCATGCTAACGACCATGGTGCTTTCGATTCAGACCTAGCACCGATTAAACAATCAAATCTATGTTGTGAAATTAATCTTCCAACTAAACCACTGAATAGTGTCTTTGATGAAGAGGGCGAAATTGCTCTCTGTACACTAAGTGCCATCAATTGGGGAAATATTAGAACACCGGAAGATTTTCAGAAACCTTGTGAGTTGGCAGTAAGAGGACTTGATGCTCTGTTGAGTTATCAAGATTATCCACTCGTTGCGGCAGAGTTATCAACGATTAACAGGAGACCTTTGGGCGTAGGCATTATAAATTTTGCGTATTGGCTGGCAAAAAATGATATGACTTATTCGGAAACTAATTTAGATTTAGTTGACGAATGGGCAGAAGCCTGGAGTTATTATCTCATTAAAGCATCAAATCAATTAGCCCAAGAGAAAGGACCTTGTCCTAAAACAGATGAAACAAAATATGGACATGGTATTGTGCCAATTGATACTCGTAAGAAAGAAATTGATGAACTCGTTCCTCATAAAGAGAGAATGGATTGGAAATCTCTTAGAGAAGACCTTAAAGAATTCGGAATAAGAAATTCGACACTAATGGCTCTAATGCCAGCAGAAACATCGGCTCAAATTTCTAATTCCACAAATGGAATAGAACCACCGAGAAGTTATGTGTCAGTTAAACAATCTAAGCACGGAGTGTTAAAACAAGTTGTTCCTGGCATTCATAAACTAAAAAACAAGTATGAACTTTTGTGGGACCAAGAATCTCCAGAAGGATACTTAAAGATTATGGCAGTATTACAGAAGTATATCGACCAAGGTATATCAGTTAATACAAGTTATAATCCTGTGTTCTTTGAAGAAGAAAAGATACCAATGTCAGTAATGTTACAACATCTTATTATGTTTTATAAATATGGTGGAAAACAGTTGTATTACTTTAATACATTTGACGGCCAAGGTGAAATAAATCTTGATGGTGATTTAATGGACAAGAACGAAGAAGTGCCTTATGGACAATATGGTTCTCCAATAGATGATGATGATGAATGTGATAGTTGCACAATATAAATGATTTTTGAAAGGAAGAAAAATGCCGTTTGACCAGAAAATAACTAGAAAAGACTTTGACGATATAATTCACGGAAGTGGATTACCTGTAGATATCGAACTTGCTTGGAATGATACAAAAGAGCATATTAAGGTTTCTGCCGATCCTAAGAATAATCAATATAGTCCTACTAATAAGGCTAAGTTGCTAGAAGAAAAGTGGTACAAGTCAGTCAAAGAAGGTGAGCCAGATTATGAGGGAGTATATGGCGACCCATATTACATTACTGATATATGGGCTTGTTGGAAAATGTACTCTAGAGATAGTGTAAAAGTTCTTGG